TTTGAATGGCCGCCAGAACTTAAATAATGCGAAGCATGTTTAACCCCATTAATAGGTTGGTTGCATGAAATACAAGGTTTACCTTCGTCGCGTTTACGTATGTAGGCGTTAAATACTTTTTGTGCGTCTTTAAGCCAGTCGCTAGTAGTTTTTAGTTCGGTTGTCCATTTCTTTTTCGTGTTTTTCCAAGCGGCGGTTTTGGCTTCTTCTACAAACGCGTTAAGACATTCACGTTTTAGGCAGTATTTCATATTGAATTTTACGGGTGTAAATTTTTCTCGGCAATTTTTACAGCGTGGCATGATCAAAATTTACTTGTTTGCAGTTCTGTTTCTAGTTCTTTAACCCGTATGGCTAGTTCTATGTTTCGGCTAGCTAGTATCGTGTTTTCTCGGCTTAAACTTACTGCGTGTTCGTATAGCCTACTAAAAAACGAAATAGCCTCTAGTAGTTCTTCTTCACTTTGAAGCGCGCCTTGTATGTATTCCTTTGCTTCGGGGCGTTTCTTTTCTATGTCTAACCTTGCGTTCTTTATTCTTTGGTTTATAGTCCAAAGGTTAGTTCGTGTTTTTATTATTTCTAGTCCTAGTTCCATGTTTAAAAAGGTAAATCGTTTGACATTCTACGTAATTTTTCGCTAGTCGTTAGCAGTTCGCCGTCTGGTATTTGCTTTTGAACTTCTCGCGGTCTGTAATTAGCTAAAGGGTCTACGCCGTTAATAATAAAACCTAGCCCGTTGTTAAATTCGCACTTTACGGGCTGTTCTATTTCTGTATGTTTGCCGCCCGTTTCTTGGTCTTTAATCTTTTCTACACCTATAAGCGTTTTGTATTTTAGTTCTGGGTGTTTGATTAGGCGGTGTATTACTAGCATATCGTCGCATCTATTTAGAAAAGCTTTACCGCCTTCTATGTGGTCTTTTAAGGGTGGCTTTAAATGGCCTTTTAGTTCGCCGTCTGCATAAATGTTTCCGCTTCGTCCGCTTTCTGTATTCGGGTGGGTGTTTATGTAAATAGTTATTCCCGTTTGGTTGCAAAATTGGCGGGCTTTATTCATAAATTCATAGTTACCCTCGTAGCCCATTTGCCTATCTAGGCCAGTAAACGGATCAATTAAACCAACTTTAGCACCGCTTTCTTTAAAAAGGTCTAGCACTTCTTCGGGTTTGTACAAATTCGAATTGTCCACGAATGTAAAGTATTGTTCTAGGTACGCTAGGTCGCCAGCTATTTGGCTATGGGTTAGTTGGCTAAAATGTTTGCCCCTATACATTTGGATAAGGTCGCGCATAATTTGCCCCTTTTGGTTTTCGCCTGACCAAATGCAGAAAGTTAGTTCGTGTTTTAGTGCTAAAGATAAAAAATACCAGTTTATCCAGTACGTTTTTCCGACGTTGTCATGTCCTAGAATTATTGTAAGTTGTTTAGGTTTAAAACGTAAATATTCATCTAGGTAGCAATCTAGCCCCAGACCTTGTTTTATTTTGCCGTCCCTTACGTCTAGTAAGTATTGTAACGCGTCGCCTTGTTTTAGTAGCATGGTCAGTTTTTTAGGTGTTCTAGTATTGCGTCGCTTTCTGTTTTAATAGTTAGGCCGCTATATTTGTCTATTGTTTCGGCTCTACTAAAAAATTCAGGCGTGCAGTACTGATAATTGTTGTCTTTATGGTATTTGCTTAACGCTGCGTTTGTTATTGCATCGTTTATTTGTTCTTTGGTGTAACCCTCTTTTAGTCTAGCTTCAAATTGACGTTTTGTTTTTTGGTTTATTACTTGAAAATTACGCCCGAAAGTTTTATTTACGAAGCCTAGCAACGCTAGGTAGTCTATATTCTTTTCATTCTTATTATTCTTTTCATTCTTGTTTGTTGTTAATCGTTTGTTAGTCGTTTGTTGATCGTTTGTTAATGGTTTGTTAGTAGTTTCGTTTTCTTGTTGGTAACATTCATATTTACAGATAGTTACAATGGTAAATTGGCTTGTTGATTTTACTTCAATTTCGCTTGTCTTTTCTAGGCGCTTTAAATTAGTTCTAATTACTTGAATTGATAGCCCAGTAGCGTTCGAAATGTTACCCAAAGACGAAATAAATTGACCTCGTTTAACGTCTACTCCTTGCCATTTTCCGTCTTTGTGATTAGCTTTTATAAGCATATACAAAAACAAATGCACGGCTTCGGACTTATTAAACCATTCCCAGTCTAAAAATTTTCTATGCAATTTAATCCAACCCGACATAACTTGTTGTAAAATTGTAAGGTAAAATAGTAGGTATTTCTTGACCAAATTTAAACTCCATACTCCGTTCTTTAAATCCATTTGAATAAACACACACTAAATACGATAAATCCATTTCATTAACATAATGCTTTGTACATTGTATTAAATAATAATCATTTTCACTTTTCATTTTGTTTAATTTTTAAGCATAAAAAAACCCTCATTTCGTCCGTAGCCTTCGACCTCTACTTCGGAAACAAGGGTAATAATACCTTTAGGCTTTATAATGTCGAAGGAAGCCGTGTACAAATATAACGCTTAACTTTCAATAAAGTTGCTTTGCTCTTTAATTTTTTCGTAAACTCCTAGCTTAACACGGCGTCGAATACGTTTAAAGTCGCGAATTGTTCGTGCGTCTAGTATGTCCGTTTTTAAGTCGCGCACTTTTCGGGTGTCCTCTGGGTATAAAATAACGCTACCTTCTAGTTGTTCTTTTAGCTGTATAGTTTCGTGTTTGTATTCTTCGTCTTGGTAGCTTGTTAAGTCTTTGTGCGTTCGTATTCCGTGAATAATTGTAGCGTGGTGCTTGCCGAATATTTCGCCTATTTGCGTAAGGCTAAAGCCGCTAGTTCGTAGTTCGTTGTAAAGAAAAGCACGCTTGTAAATTAGGCCACGATCGCGGCACTTGTTTGTTAGGTCGTATTTTTCTATTAGTTCGTGTATTATTGCTATTCTGTTTTTCATTTGGTTTCTTGTTTATGTAGTGCGTCTATTAAAATTTTTTCTAGTTGTTCAGCTATATACCATTCGTTAGCGTTGCACGCTTGTCCATAGTTGTCTGTTACAAAAACACGTGTTGTCTTTAAGTATTCAATAGGACTTAATCCAGCGCGTATAGCGTCTATTTTTCTATTGTGTAATTCTGCAATAAATAGTGCGGTTTCTTTGGCTTTGCTTCTTTTCATATTTCCGTTATTTTAAACTTACCTAAATTGTAGTTATTGGTATATAGTAGTTCGGACTTCGCGGCGTAGGCCATTGTTTTAGAGTAGAAACGCCAGCTTTGCACCGCTTTAGAACCGACGTAATAGGTTAGTAGGTATTTCATATTTCTTGCATTTTAATTTCACAAATTCTTTTATAAAGGTCTTCGTTAAACGTAGTCCAAAATCGGTTCCTTTGGTAGTGGCTAAATACCCCAGTCGGGACACCACCCGTCGTCGATGAGTTCGTCGTAATAGTTTGCGAGCATATCTTCGAAATAGCGTCGCCCGTGTTCTTGAAGTTCGGAAATAATTTCGTTTTCTGTTTGTGTGGTGTTTTCATAAATTCGGTTTATTTTGTACATTAATTCGTCTTTATCGACGTCTATTTTAACTTCTACTTCGGCTAGTGGTTCGTCAGTTAAACTGCAATAAATAATAGCCTCTAGTTCGCCGTAAGAATTAAATTCGGTTAGCGCGTCAATCCAAATACTAGTTTTCATATTTCGAGTTATAAACGTGTTGTGAATACTTTAGGTAACTTTTTGGTAGTTCGTAGCTTTTTACGGGTGTATTTTCCGTCTTTTTGACGTATAGCTGTGGCATGGTGTTAGTTGAAGCCAACCAAAACAAGAACACACAACCCGAAATAAACATAACTACACCGCCTAATATTTGGCGTTCATCTTGATTAAGGTCAGAGAATAGAAATTTAAGGGTTTTCATTTTGAATAGTTTTAAGAAGTTCGTAAGTTGTTGACCATCTAGCGCGCGCCACTTTGAAGGCTTCGCTATCTTCGCCAAATACTAATTTAGCGTTCGTTAATGCGCTGTAAAGATCTTCTTCTTGTAGCATTAACATTGTAATAATCTGTTCTGTTGTCATGTCGCTTAAATTAGTGTGCGTTACCGAGCCGCACCCCTCGTTTTTTTATTTTATTTGTTTACTTACTTTAATCATTTCAAAAATCAACTCTTGCGCTTTTGCGTTGTCGTTTAATTTTAAAGCCCATTCAATTTCATTTTTAATTTGTCGAACTTGGTCTTTTAGTAAATCATTTAAATTAATTGTTTTCATAGCGTTTAATTTTCTGTAAAGATATAAAGCTTAATCGGATTTTTCAACAAAAAGTTTCAAAAATGTTGAAAGTTTTTTTTCGTGTTTTTCAAAAACCTAGTATTTACAAGGGTTACAGACGCAAAAATTTTTTTATTTTTTTATAGAAAACAAAAAAAGCCACCCCGAAAGGTGGCCTTAACCTATTATGAAACGCGTAAAATTACGAAAAAAAGTATTCGTTTATGCTTTTGCGGTGTTCGTCGTAGTTAAAATGTACGAAACCAGACCTTCCTAGTTGAAAGTTTGTAGCTACCCAGTTACTAGACGGGCTAAATGCGGGGTAATTATAATACTTAAACGCGTCCGAACTTGCGCTATCGAACAAATATAGGTGGCTGTCGCCTTTTTCAAACGTTATTTCGTAGCCTTTATTTAATAATTGCTTCGTGTTTAGGTAGCCCATTATTTTGTTAATCTGCGCAGGATCTATTTTCGGTTTGAAGCCGTGCTTTAAATTGTGGGTGTCTTTTCCGTGTGTAGTAACGAAGCAATAATTACCTATTAATTGGTAGTCAATAAACGCCGTTTGGTTGGTTACGTTTACGTTGTTTAGTTCGCGTTCTATGTAGTGTTTGAAAGCCTGATTTACAAAGTACGAAAAGTCGCCGCTATGGTTGTCGTTGCAAATGTTTCGTATTTCGATAGCCTTATAATAAGGCGCAAGGGCTTGAACTAGCCTAACTTTAAACATAAACCCCACGTCGAACGCTTGCTGGTTGCTCATGTTTTGCGGTAACGCGTGTCCACCTCTAGTCGTTTGCCCGTTAAAGCCGTCTAAAAAATCGCCTAAATCTAGTATATAAAGGGTGTCGCTATTTTGTTTTTCTAGCGTGTAACTAGCCATTTGTTCTAGGCGTTCGAATAGTATCGTTTCGTTCCATTCTGTGCCATACATATTACGTCCTTTGTCGCTTGCGTCCATTCCTATATGAACGTCGGTAAAAACTAGCTTGTCGAATAGGCCATTAAAGCTTCGTTTTTTTCTAGGTTCTATTTCTAGCTTTGGTGCGTTTTCAATTAGGGCCTTAAAGTCTATGTTTTTAATATCGAAGTCGCTACCAAAAGACGGGTTTCTAAAAAATAGGCTGGCGTCGTTTGTTTTGAGCCAGCCATGCTTTACGTCTTTTTCGTCTAGTCCTAGTTCGTTAGACTTGTTTTTAATTGCCCTGTATTGCGCTACTATTTCGAATTCTTCGCGCGTTATTCTCGGTCTAAATTTACTCATAATGGAATTTTAGAAAACTTTAGAAGCCAGTTTGTAATAAAACCAGTTCCGAAGCCTATTATAAACAGCCACAAGTTAGGCTTTTTTTTGTTATTACGTTCTTTTTTCCACTTTACGACCTCTACTTTTTCAATCATTTTTAGTGTGTCGCGTTTTAGTCTGTACTCTATTCGTGTTTCAAATCGCGTTTTAGGCACGTAGGAACGCTTGTAACGCACGATTGTATCTTTTTGTACTAATACCCTTTCCCAAGCAATTGAGTCTCTTAAAACGTACGGAATCGAATCTATCGAAGTTATCGTAATTGTGTCCGCAATAGTGTCGCATCTGTAACCCTTCTTAATTGCTTTACGCAAATGGTAATTAGCCGAGCAAGAAGTCAGTAAAAAAACGAATAAAAGGTATTTAACTACCAATTTCAAAGTGCATCCAATCATAGTTCTTTTCTTTACCAAGTGAAATAAACCCGTATTTATAGAAGGTGTCTATAAGTTGCTTGTATTCTGGACGTGCAAAGCGTGCAGTTTTAGAAGTTTCCTTTAACGTGTTTCTAGCAGGGTCTAAATCTATGGCAATACCCCACGCGTGCTTTGACCAAGACGAACCACCACGCATTTTACGAAAGTTAAAACAACCGCCGTAAAGGTCGATTCCTAGTTCTACTATACGTTCGTATCCATAGACCTCTAAAAGTTCGTTAAACACGCTTAAAAACGCATCTGCGACGTCTTTGTGGCAACGCATTTTTGTTACTTTGGTCTTGGTGTCCCAAGCAATACGCATAGGATACGGCAAATTGATAGTAGTTAGGTACGTTCCCGCTTCGTTTGGTGTTCCGTATTTTGCTAGTGCTTGTGCGGTTGTTAGCATAACTTATATTTTAAGGCGCAAATGTCCAGTTTTTTGCGCTATTTAATGGACTTTATAAACCCCGCCAAAATTGACGGGGGTATGCAGAATCAGTTAGCTACCCTGTCTGCAGAACTCTCCCAAGTGTGCATAGTTTAGAGGCATGGAGGTACAATTACTTTAAGTCTTCTAGTTGCTCTTTGCTACGTAGGGCAAAGGCTTTAAACTTGTCCCAAACGTTTACACCAGTAACAGAAAAGTAGCTTTCGTTAATGCTTTTTATTTCGGTTACTACGCAAAAGAAAGTAAACATTTTTGTTAACACTAGATCCACCGCAATGAAATGTCCTAGAATGTCGGCTACTACGTACTTTTCTAGAAGGAAAATAAATACAATAGCGCCAGAGTAAAGTAGGCTTTTGCTAATTGTATGGCTCAAACGTCTAGAACGAATAGAAGACCAGCCCGACTTTTTAACGCTTCTCCAAATGCCAAAACACGTATCTAAAATGATAGCTAGAACGGCAATAAATACAAGCGGTTTAACGGGTGCTAAAACTGACAACAAGGCGAAGGCTAAAATTTGGGCTTTTGTAGTCATTAAAAAACCATTATAGCGTTATTATATCCGTTATCGTTGTAACGTTGGCCACAACGTCCGTAACACGTCCCTACGCAGTCGCACGCGTCAATCATGGGGCGCAAGTCGGTGTCGCGATTTTCTTTGCTAGTGAATAACGGAAATAAATTTTTGTTAGCTAGTAACCATTTAGACAAACGGGCCTCAAAGAAACTAGCTTTTTGTGCGTAGTGTTCCATAGAAAAGGCTACTTCGGCACGTGAAACGCTACCCGAATAGTCACCGAACTGCGTCTGCAAACCTTTGTTTTTTAGTTGGTACGAAAGTCCAAATACGGCGTCTTCTGCCGAACGCCAAGCCACGACGGGTTGAATAAAAGCTACTAGTTCTTCTTCGTCGTTTGTTAACGTTTGGTTATTGTAAGCGGCTAGTAGGTGGTTGTAAAACACGGAACCTAGAATAGGTTGTACGCGTAAGTCTGACTGCGTCTTAATGTAGGGCGTTACGTCTGTTACGTCTACGTTTGCCGTAATAGGCGTGTTCGTCTTTAGATAGTTTTCTGTTATAAAGTAAATCATAGCGCGGGGGTTTGTGCGGGTATAACGTCGCCACCTTCTACGGGTGGTAAGCTTGCAAGCGCTCGAACTTCGTTTGTAGTCATTGTATTTAATACTTTGGTAGCTACCAACGGCGACATAGCGTTAAGTGCGTCTTGGGTTTTACTTGCGTCGCCTTCTACTTCTACGATAGTTTCGTTAATAATCTGGAAATTCTTAACACTAAACGTAGCCGAAATCCTAGAAATATTCATTAACTCTTGGAAAATTTCCGTTACTTGTTCGCGCAAAGGAATAACTACGTTCTTTTCAAAAATGATATAGGCTTGTTTAATGTCCGAACCATTACCCAAAGAACCGCTAGTACGAACGCCTAGTAAGATAGGGTCAATAGTATGAGCAAAACAAATTTGTTCTGTATTTAACCCGCTAGCTTCTTGAAAAAGTTTGTCGTTTTGGTTGGTTGGTATGCTTTCTATTTTCGGTAGTTGGTCTTGACTATTCGCAAAGAACGCCACGCCCTTACCCGCGTTAGCCGCACCTTTCATTCTGTCGATTGTGTCGCGTAGTACCTTCTTTTCTTCTTCGCTTTGTGGGCGTTTAGGGAAAAGCATAGCAAAAGACGGAAAAATAGAGTTTTGAATGTTCGACTTTGCAAAGTACGAAAGTTCGCCAGACAAGAACGCAAAGTTTAACGCGCTAGTGTATTGCGGTAATGGGTAATAATCTTGACCAATAGACGGCAATTCATACGCCCAAAGCTGACATTTGTCCGTGTTTAGTGGGTGGTATGGTTTTACTTGTTCTACGTCTATTCTACTTGACCAGTCGTCGCACAAATAGTAACAATCTTTTTTGTTGTTTATACGTACCTTTTCAGGGCTTACGTTTTCAATGCTTTTTACCTTGCCTTTTTCGTCAAAGTATAACTTGAAGTAAACGCGGTGGTGCATTACTAGCTGTTTGGTAATAGCTTTAACCGATTTAGCTAGTTTCATTTTCTTTTCCCAAGTGTACAACGATAGTTTTTCTTCGGGGGTAAGTTTGTCCGTTTTAATTTCGTAGCCCGCGCCTATTGTAGCGTTAACTTTAAAGTCTACTATTGCCCCGTGTAGTGGCGACATATAGTAAAGTTGGTTTAACGTTTCGGGGAAAAGGTTGTCTTGTCCGAATGGAACATAGCCCGCCACTTGGTAGCGTCCGTTTACATAAGGTAGTGTAAGGTTACCGCCACCAATTTTACCGAACGGCGTACTGAAGGACTGGTAGCCCTCTATTACTTCGGTTTTAGGTTGTTTAAATCTGTCAAAAATTCCCATTCTCTAGTCGTATATCGAAGAAACGGCAACGCCAGCTACTACCATGCGGCCTTCTTCTATTAAATTTAATTCGTCTGTGTTCGTGTTTTCGTCTATTACTATCGGTGTAGCGCTTTCGTATACACTATAAGTATATTGTCCTTTTATTAGCGTAACGTCAACGCCTTCTTCTAGCGTGAATAAGTTGTAACGTTGTGGCCAGTTGCTAGTGTCTGTGCCAACCCAATAAATCGGCTCTACGGCGGTGTTATATTCGCCTTCAAAAACGAACAAATAAAAGGGGTCTACTAACGTCGTTACTTCGCTTAACGTCAAAGCAAACGTATTTATTTCCCCTTTGTCTATGTAAATCATAACAATATTAAAAACTAAAAGCGTAACGTTCAAAAACACAAAACCCCCAATGAAGGGGGTTAGTGTATTCCGAATAAAAGGGCCTAATTATGGAGTAGTCAAACCAGCAATAATTGCTGGATCTACCTCATAGGCCAAAGATTCGTTTTCCGCGATTAAAGTAAGGCTGTATTTACTACCATCTGCACGGGTAACCCCAGAGCCTTCGCCGTAAGCGCTAACTTGCAAATAAGGGAAATACCAATATTTGCCGTTTGCGTCGCCTACAACCGCGTTCAAGTATTGCTGTCCAGCGCCTAGAACTTTGATAGCGCGGCTTTTTTCTTGATCTCGTCGGTGGAACATTAAGTTAATTGTTTGAGTAACAAAAGACGAACCATTTACTAGGTCAATAGTTCCGTCTTCGGTAAAGCTACCAGTATTACGTTTAAACTCTAAAGCTACGTAAGGGGCCGTTTTTGTAATTGCGGTTACTTCCCAGTTCGTACCTGTTTCGTCTGTGGTAATGCCAGTAATGTTGTCTTGTTGGTTGATCAACAAGGTATAAATCCCGCCGCTGTTGTTGTTGCAGTCTTTTAGGATTTCTTCTAATGTAGCGCAAGCCATATTTTTAGATTTTAATTGGTTATAAAAAAGGGCGGCGTTTTATGGCCGCCCCGTATTGTTTTTAAATTGTGTTTAAATTAAGCAGCGAAGCAGTCGTTGTAAACAACAATTTGTGAAGGGTTGGTATAGTGGAAACCAGCTTTCAAGTTAGCACGTGTACGAATGTACGGCTCGGCAACTGAATCAGAAAGGTTAACCGCTTTTAACGCTTTAGCGTCGCCTTCAGCGTCAAACGCATAGATAAGGTCTGTTTTCAAAGCGAGTACCATTGTAGAGGTTGGCATACCTTCAGCAAGTACGATTTTAATACCCAAGAAAGTAGGTGCCAAAGGTGCAGTAACATAAGTTAAAGTGTTACCTGAAGCCGCCGCAATTTGGTAGTTTACGAATACGTCGCTAGAAACGAACAAACGAAGGTCAGCGCGTTTAGCTTGAACAGCCGCTGGGCTAGCTTGAAGAACTGAAGTCATGCGAGCCAATACGTTAGAAGACGTAATAGCGTCAGTATAGAGGCCGTTCACGTCTGCGTCTGCACAAAGTTTTTTTAAGTAGCCATCACACAAAGAAAGAACTGGATCTAAGCTTGTGGTGTCGCCTTGCCAACGAATTAACTCTAGGTCATTACCGATACGTGCAGCCATTTCGTTCCAGTAGTAAGACATAAAAGAAGCTACTGAAAAGTCGCCGTTTGAACCTTGCGACATTTGCAAAGCAAGGAATGATTGCTCGATGTCAAATTGACAAATTTGGCTCATAGCTGAAAGCGCACATACGTCGATATCAACTGCATCAAGGTTGTCAGTAGGTGCAGTAAAGTTGCAGTTTGAAGCCGCAAGCAAGTTACCGAAAGTAACGTTTGCTAATTTAGTGGCACTTTTGATACCCGGCAAAGTGCGGTAGTTGTCTGCGATATCTTCAGTCAAATAAGCTTTGCTGTAGAACTCGTCTGGGTTAGGACAAAGAAGCGCGTTTGTTTCTACGTCCAAGTCAAATTTTAGATTTCTAATCATTGTTTTGGTTTTTATTTGTTTTTAAATTGTTACTTGTTAGATGCGCGAAAAGCTTTGAACTTGTCGAAAACGCTAGACATTTTAACTTCTACTTCGGTTTCTTCTTCTTCTTTAGCTATTCCTAGTTCTTCGATTTGGTTTTTCAAGTCTGCAACCATTCCGATAACGGCGTTAACTTGTTCTTCGATGATAGGAGCTACGATTGCTCTAATAGCTTCGGCGTCCGTAGCTGGGTCTACTGCCATTTCGGTAGCTACTTCTTCTTCTACTACTTCTTCTTCGGTTACGCTAGTGTCTTCCATAGCTACTTCTTCGGTAACTTCTTCAGTTACTTCAGCCATTTCAACTTCTTCTTTTTCGACTTCTTTAATTTCTACTACTTGGCCGTCTTTGACCACGTAGATTTTACCTTCAATTAGGTGTTCTCCGTCTGGGAAATTCATATTATTTTGTTTTAAGTGTTTACTTAATTTCATTCCCAAAAAGCCCTCAATAGAAAAACCGATTTGTTCGTTTTTTACTAGTTCGTTATAATACTCTTTGTCGGTTACTTGGGCGGTTAGCATTAACGTACCTTTAGGAACTTCGATGCCATAGGTTGTAAATGCTTTATCTTGGGTTGGGTTTTCGACTATCCACGCTTCTAGAATGTACGCGGGTACCTCTTTGTTTTGGTCATGCTCTAGATTGAAAATATTTCTATTTTGCAAATCTTGCATAAACTTAACGTGAATTTGTTCTATGGTGTCCGCTTCAAATTGTACGTAGTATTCGCCCGCTTCGTCGTCGCGTCTGTAAATTTCCATAGGGATCATTGCGGGGGCAGTTACGCGGTACTTTAATTCGTCTGCAAAAAAGTGTTTTGCTACGTTTGAAAACGCTAGCCCCTTAACTTTTATAGCTGGGTTTGACGTGAAAGCAATTTGTTCTATGCCTAAATTTTCTCCGTCGCTATACTCGGGGTCTATTGTAATTTTGTAAACGGGTAAGTCGTTAACCATAACCATATTAAAAAAGCCTTATATTTGTTCAAAAAATTATTACTATGGTTACTATTTTAAACAAAGAAATTCCAAACGAATTAAACGAATTGACTATTCAGCAGTTCGAAGACATTACAGAAATTCACGCTAACCCAAAACTAGATCATGTAGAAAAACACATAGAGGTTTTTAAATACATGGGTGTCAGCGACGAAATAGAAGACGTAGACTTCGAAACGTTTAAGGAATACATAAAGGAATTTAACACGGCAAAAGCGCCAGAAGGTATTTTATTGAAGCGTTTTGAAAACGACGGCTACACCTACCAAGCATACGACGAAGAATGGAAGTTAAGCGCCAAAGAAACAAAGCTTATAGAAAAGATTTTAAACAACAAACACAAAGGCTACATTTCTGAAATGCTAGCGGTATTATTTAAGCGTACAGACCTAACAAAAAACGAACACTACACCGACGCGCATATTAAATTTAAGTCTAAAATCATTCGTGAACTACCCGCCGAAATTGCGGTACCTTACTTAGTAGCGGTTGCCGAAACAATTAACAAACAAGTTCAGTCTTTAAATGAAGTTACCGAATAGTTGGCACGAAGTTAAGACTTACCAGTTTAAGGAAATCCGCGCGCTCAAAGACGCGGGCGGGTTCTTTAACATTCAGCTAGAAACTTTGGCTATATTAGCGGACGTAAGCACGGACGAACTAGAAGACCTAACACTAGAAGAAATAGGCGCTTTGTTTAAGTCAGTTAAATGGGTGCTACATGAGCCTAAAAAGGGGCTTGAAAATGCACTATATTTAGACGGAGATACTTATTACTTACAACCATTCAAGAAACTAACGCTAGACGAATTTATAGACCTAGAACATTTCTTACAGAATGACTATTTAATACATATTTCGCATATAGCGTCCGTGTTTTGGCGACGTGTAGATAGCGACAAGTGGGGAAATATAAAATTTGAACCATATATATTTAGTCCATTTGAACGCTTCGAACTTTTCGACGACGTAGAAATAACACAAATTTACGGCATAGTTCCAGAATACTTGAAATATCGGGAAAATTTCATGCAGAAATACAACGGCTTATTTAATACATACGACGAAAATGATGACGAAGAAATAACCCCTAACGACTTCGACAACATAGCCAAATACAAAGACCACTTAAAAAGAAAAGAGCAAGATCAAAAGGCTAAAAAGTGGGGTTATGAAAGTTTAATATTTGATCTTTGCGAAGGCGACATAACAAAAATAAAGGCAGTCGGAGAACTGCCCTTAATACTTGTTTTTAATATGCTTGCAATGCGTAAAGAAATGGGCTATCTAGAAACCCCGAAAGCTTAACGGCGCGTTAAATTCACCGCCTATTGGTTGGAACGTGTAAATAATACTTTTCTTTTGGCCTAGAATGTTAGCTACTTGCAAGATAGGGTAGCGTTGTGTCATCCATTCCGTGTACTGCGCGTAAATTTCTGCTGTAATTCCTTCGGCGTTTAGGCGTTCTGTAAGCTTTGCGCATAGGTCAAAGGGCGCCATGTTTATAGTTCCGTTATTTAGAAACCCGAAATAGTACATAGCTAGTATCTGTATTTCTAGTTCGCCTAGCGCTGGGATAGCGGCATTAATACGAACGCTGTCGTATAGTGCGCCCGTGTCTATTAGTGCTTCTTCGGCAATTACTTTTCGAAGCGTTCTAGCTATCTTATTACGAGTAGCATATTTAACGTTAAAAACTCCGTTATTCTTGTACGCCATTACTCGCCTTTAAGTGCTTTTAATTCATTGTACATAGCAAGCAGTTCTGCCTCTTTTTGGGCTATAAGTTCCTCTTGAGTTGGTTCGTCTACTTCAATAAATTCAACGGCTACTAGTCCTTCGTCGTTGTAAATTTCATTTCTTATTTGTGGCATATTATTAAGTTAAGGCAATCCATACTCTAGGTGCTGTTCCAGTTAATTGTGTTGCGTATGTCCAAGTGGTAGGGGCAGAACCAAAAGTAACATTGTTTGTAAATTGTGTAGCCATT